AGTCAAGGGCATTGAGCCATTCCTCACAGCCATGACAGGTGCAGAGTGTCTGGTCTTTTGTTTCTGCCAGCAACCTAATGATGTGCTGTCGCTCATGTCTGATACCAGAGTTGAAAGCTCGGACTGAGCTGGTTGCAATGATGTCCTGTAGCTCGCTCACATCTCCACCTTTGGTCGCTGGTCAATAGCCTGTAGCTCGCCGAGAATCATGTGTCCGGTTGAGATGTCAAGCACACCCTCTAGGCGTAGTGCCTCGATGACTGACCAAGTGGCATTGAGCTGGTCACGCCTTCCCTTGTTGTAGGCAGCGAGCTTATCTGCTGGTATTTGTGAAACGGCTATCTGTATCAACTGGCACCCCTTCGATTAGGTCAATGATGATTGTGATTGCTTTGGTTGGCTGTGGGTAAGCAGCGTTGATGAGTCTTAGGACTTCATCCTTCATAAGTGTTCGGCCCATGTTTATGCCGTCAGCTTTAGCAGTGCCAAAGTTGTATTGGTTCGGATTGTAGTCCATGACTGCGAACTCGATTGGTTCAGGATTGTAGTTGGCCATTTTCTCTCTGTTCTATGTAGGTTTGCTCGATGTGATTCAGCAAAGTTAGTCTGGCAAGTTGCTGTCGGATGTAGTAAGTATCGGTTTCAGGGATGCCACCCTTTGCCTCGTACTCTGCGTTGGTCCAGAGCCTTGCTTGCTCTAGGACTTCTGCAAGGTGTTTTTTATTCATCTGCATCCTTGCGAGTAGCCCAAAGTGCGATGACAAAGAAATGAATCGCAATCAAGACTGCACCTGTGTAGTAGCCAATGATGAAGTTGTATTCCTGAATAGCCAGCACAATCCCAAAGGATAGAAACACGCTGACTGTTAGTAGCCAGCCTTTCATTCCCAGCTCATTCCGTTAGCAATAAACTGCTGGGCTAATCTAAAGGCAGTTTTGTATTGTGTGGCAGTTGCTTCGGACCAATCAAGCAAGGCTTCATTGCCAACAACATCTGCAATCTGTAGTGCTTCCTCTTTTGATACTTTGAGGGCTTTCATGATTTCTATAACCTGATACATTTGGTGCTCCTATTCTGAGCTCCCCTTGAGCTCATGTATTTAGGGTACACCTTTTTTAGGTTTTTTTGGGAGATTTTTGCCTTTTTTTGCCTTTTTTTGGTTTTGTTATAAAGCTGTTATAAAGGGCTAATCTAGGGTCTTTACAAGGATTGTGGCTCCAGGCTCAATGCCTATGGCGTAGAGCTTCCTAGCTGAGATCCTGACAATCCGGCTGTCATCCACCATTACCCCTGCAATGGCTAAGGCATCCCCTACGCTTCTAATCAGCTTGTCAAATGGTCAGAGGTCGGGGGCTACAGTAGGCAACCCCCGACTCACAGTTTTACCTCTTGGCATGTAGAAATTGACAATCAGCTCACAGGGTCCATCTATTGGCACCCAGTCGGCTGGCAAGGTCGCAATGACCTCGTTGACTATGGCAGTTCTCCAAGCCTTGTGTTTCTTACTGTTGACCTGGACTATTCGGCCTTGCATGATTGCGTGGCTACCCTGACTGGCAGGATCACCGACAATGCTAAGGCTTACCTCTGCCATACAGTTCCCATGCTCCCATTATTGCAGCAAGGGCGTAGAGGATACCGAGGGCCAGCCCCCACCCACCCAGAGGGCTAGTGGTGTTGAGCGATAGGTTGAATAGCACCCCAGCGGTAAGGCTGGGGACTAGCCATCGGAGTTGTTTTCTCAAAAGGGCATTGGCTCCGAGTGAGTGGGCTCAAAGATGCTTTTGATGGTTGCGATTGGGTCGGCAGGTGTGACCTGTGGGTTGTTTATGCTGACCTTGATGGACTGCTTTGACTCGCCCTCTTTGTTGATCCAGTTGTCAATCTCTGAGCTATAAAGCCCCTCGACTGCTACTGCCTGACCGACATCGAATAGACCTGGCTGCTTGAGCCAAACAGTGTATCTCTTGTTGATCGTTTCGCCTGACTTAGTTTCATAAGCCTCGACTACTTCTAGCCCCTTGCCTTCGTAAAATACTCGGCTTATGGTGCCCTTTACTTTGATGCTTGCCATCTCTTTTCCTTATCTCTTTTTTTTTTACTCTAGTGGTCACCTAAGACATGGTTGGGGTTGGTGCAGTCGGTGTGCCCACAAGATCTAATGCCAGGTAGGACTGGCTTGCCGTCAAAGACTGGCATGGTGAGGGTTGCCTTGTCAAACTCGCCTTGCCAAGGGATGCACTTTTCAGAGCCGTACTTGATGACCAAGGCTCGGTGCATCCGGCAGGACTGGCACTTGAGGTCTTTCCTCTTTCGCTTGTGCGTGTTGACCTTCCAGGTTGCTCCACATCGGCAACATAAGGCAACATTGTCATCCACGCCATAATCTTATCCCTCGACAACTCTGGAGAGGTGACCCTCAAACTTGAGTCCTGCTTCACCTAAGCCCCCTTGTCGGTTCTTTGCAACCTTCATTATCATCCAGCTCTTTTGCCACTCAAACTGATCCTCAGCTATTGACTCTCGGTGCAACAGGATTACTGCATCTGCATCTTGTTCAATGCCACCTGAATCTCTGAGGTCAGCTAGGTCAGGCTTGGAGTCTTTGCGTTGCTCTGGTCCTCGGTTGAGCTGGGCTAGTGCGATGACTGGCACATCAAGGTCACGAGCTAGGTTCTTGAGTCCAATGGAGATGTCGGTAATCATCTCGTATCTCTTTCGGCCCTTTTCTGTGTCCTGAATCAAACCAAGGTAGTCAACAACGATGGCTCTGAGCTTTCCGTTGCCCTTGACTGAGTTTGCTAAGGCTCGTATCTGCATTAGGTTCTGGCCTGATTTGTCATGGATGGCGAGCTGGTGCTTTGTTAGTTCTTGTTTTGCTCTGGCAATCTTGGTCCAGTCTGCATCCCTAAGTGTGCCCTTTTCGATGTTGCCGATAAAGACCTCAGCTTCCATCGAGATGATTCTGTTATACAACTCTGACTTGCCCATCTCAAGTGAGTGAAAGCTAACAGGTCCAGTCTTTGATAGTTCCCAAGCAATCTGCAAGCCGATGATTGTCTTACCGATACCTGGTCGGGCACCGATGATGTAAAGGGCACCAGGTCTAAAGCCACCGAGGATGTCATTGAGTCCTGCCCAAGGGCTGACTGGATAATCTTTTGGCTTGTCAATCTCATCGAGGTAAGGGATTAGTTCCTCAGAAACATAGCTTGGTTTGGTTGCTTGGTTTCGGTCAATGAGGTTGTCAATCTCTCTCTTGGCTTGATCCATAGCAGCAGGTAAGTCATCGCTCTGAGCCTTGAGGTGAATCATGGTGCCAGCCTGTGCAAGCTTTCGCCTGGTTGATTCCTCAACTACCTTGGTTGCGTAATAGCCGACACTTGCAGCGGTTGGTGTTGCTGTCATGCAGTCATGCAGGAAGCTGGCGAACCGAGGCAACCTTGCAGAAACAGTGACAACATCTAAAGGCAACCTGTCACGCTTTATCTCAAGCATGGCCTCGTAGATTTTGCCGTTGTTTAGATCGTAAAAGTCTGCCGGTGTGAGAGTTAGGTCATCGAGTGCTTTGCCGTTTGTTAGCAGAACTGAGCCGATGACTGATTCCTCGAAGTTGCTCACTTTATCCTGCCGTAGATTGGGGTCGGAAATGTTTTGGGTTGCTCTGTCTGGACTGTATCGTAAAGCTCTTTGTTTAGCCATGAGGCGGGGTAGGGGATGTATTGCTGGTCGGGTAGTTTGCTCTCAGAGTAAACCTTGACAAGTTCAATCAACTCATCAGCGGTTCTTTTCTTTGTTGCTTGCTTCCATGCTTTTAGGGCATCAGCTTTGGCTACCTTTTTAGGGTAGAGATTCCAGAATGTATCAAAAGAATCAAGGTCGCTTTTAAGTGATGGTTCTTTGATGGTTAATATTATGTTTTGCGTGCCAACAGGTGTCACCCCTGATTTACCTGAGCTGTCACCCCTGCTTACCCAGTCTGTCACCCCTGACGCTGAATCTGTCACCCCTGAGCTAATGGTTATCCAGTAAAGGTTGGTCTTGTATTGGGTCTTTGTCGGTGCATTTTGCATCTCAACTTTTAGCTCACCTAGCCCAACAAGTTCTTGTATGTCACGCTTGACTGAACGCTCTGAACTGTTTGCGTATCTTGCCAGAGTAGAGATAGAAGGCCAAGCACCATGATCTCCAAGGTGATTAGCAATACCTAACAGCACAAGCTTTGCTCTGCCGGTTGCTCTGGAATTATTTAGGACTAGGGATACTGCTTCAATGCTCATCTTGCTGCTGCTCTCTCAGCCATCAGCATCATGACAGTTGGGCTAATGACTTTGTTATCGTACCCCTCTTTGACCAGCATCACCCACTCGCCGTTGTCCAGTCCCATAG